TGGTAAACCAATGAAAGCGTATGTAGTGGCTGGAGATGTATCATCACAACAAGCGCTTGATAGACGTACTTCAAACGCAGCAACATTTGGTGGATACTAATATATAAATATATATGAATAAAAACTGACACTTAATTGTTAAAACATTATGATAACAGAAGATTTAGTTTACGAACTGATAATTGAAGGAGAAGAAGATGAGGTTTATGCAATCTCAATGGTATCTGAACCAGCTATTGAAGCAGGTTGGGTAGCATTTGATAAAGAGCAAATTCAATTTCAAGCAGTAGATAACGATAAAAGATTGGTCTTAGGACCTATATTGGTGCCGGATAAAAGAATACTTCGCATAGATGGTGAAGGTAAACCATATCACGTATTCTTATCTGCACCTACTATTAAGAAATTAAGTGAGAAATACTTACAAAACAAATATACTGATAAGGTAACTGTTGAGCATGAGAAAGCAATTTCAGATGTGTCTTTAGTAGAGAGCTGGATAGTAGAGAGTAGAACAAAAGATAAATCAGCAGTGTATGGATTATCATTAGCGCCAGGCACTTGGGCTGGAACTATGAAAGTAAACAACGAAAAGTTGTGGCAAGATTTTGTTAAGACTGGTAAGTTGACAGGATTCTCAATTGAAGGACTGTTCAGCCATCAGTTAGTAGCAGCATCAAAAGAAAACTTTCTATTAAAAGATATTGATGATTTAACGGAAGATGAAGCTAAGAAGGTAGTAAAAACTATTGAGGCTTTATTAAAAAAAAAAGGTATTGAGTTAGAAGCTTATGCTGATTATGGTGATGGTATAAAGAACAACGCTAAGAAAGGTATAGAGTTAAACGAAAAGAATAACAATAAATGTGCTACTCAAACAGGTAAAGTTAGAGCACAACAATTGGCAAACGGAGAAGCAATTTCAGTAGATACAATCAAAAGAATGTATTCTTATTTGAGTAGAGCAGAAGCTTACTATGATGAAACTGATATGAATGCTTGTGGTACTATCTCTTATTTACTATGGGGTGGTAAAGCTGCCTTAGGTTGGAGTAGAAATAAATTAAAAGAGTTAGGATTATTAGAAGAAGCTGAACAACCATCAGTTAGTTCAACATACGCAGGAGAACCTGCTAACGATAAAAAGAAAGTAAAAGGTGGTGATGTTCCTCCGATATTGCAAGACTTTGAGGGATGTCCTCCAGCAACGCAAGATATTAAATTGAATATTGAGAATAGACAAAAAGCAATCGATGAAGCAAACTACGGGCCACTTAACCCAAACGAACCAAACGAAGAATATTGGAAAGCAAAAGCAGACCAATTCAAAGGAAGTGTTGAAGAAGCAAAAAAAGCACTTTGCGGTAACTGTGCATTCTTTTATAGAACTCCAGAAATACTTAAATGTATCGCAGAAGGATTAGGAGAAGAAGTTGATGCATGGGATGCAATTGATGCTGGTGAGTTAGGATATTGTGAGGCGTATGATTTCAAATGTGCAGCAAGTAGAACTTGTGATGCATGGGTTGTAGGTGGACCAATAACTGAATAACAATGATAGAGAATAACGTACATAACAAAATATTACAATTCGCTGTACCTGAAATTACATTCACACAGTTTTATGATTTCCTAATGGATAGTAATGCTGGTAAACCTATTTGGGTTAAGTGGAATAAAGTTGATGGAGCAAGTACTTCTCGTTCAGTATATTGGGGACCATTCTTAAATGGTATCGCTAGAGGTGCTATCTATGATTACGAAGCTTATGATTATATGGTTGTACAATCAGTAGATAACAATGATGAGTGGAGAACAATAAACTTAGGATTTGTTACTGAATGCCGTTGGGAAGGTAAGAGATATAGAGTTAGATAGCAGCTAAACCAACTTCGTACAATTCTTTTCTTACTGTATATTCATCTACATTAAATCTTTTAGATAACCCTACTATACTATTAGGGCCTCTATGTGGTGTATAGTGTTCAATACAATATTTTATTTCTTCTTCAGTCAATTCACCTTTACCCCAAAATTCAATTGCTTTACCTGTTTTTAACCATTCCTTACTAAATACATTATAATGCATTTGTAATCGGTTAAATACTTTTGTGATATAATGTCTATCTACTTTGTATCCATTGATTTCAGTCAAATCATTCATTATATTTCTACGATTGAAATCCTCAATAGAATCTACATCACGTAGAAAATCAACTAAAGCACTTACTACTATATTTCCTTTTTTAGTATTAACAAACTTATCTTTATTCTCATCTATATAATCTACGAATGCATGGAATAGTTTAGCTGATTCATCCATCTCCTCTATACGTTTAGAACTATCATCAGCTATATCCCAATTATCATTTAGTACATCCAGTTTAAGAGTTCTTTGTACTTCTTTATATCCTTTTGTATTCCAAAATATATAATAGTTTTTAGCACATATTGTGAAGTAACTAAATGCTTTTCCTTTACCTTCTTTAATTCTGAATAATCTTTCGGTTAAATAAGAAATACAATCCATTTGAATCTCTAACGGGTCACCTTCCATATAGATAGGTTTAATCTTATTGTAATAAACTTCTGAAATCTTTGCTAGAGCAGGATATATTATGGAGAATAGCCTATTACGCTCTAGCTCAGATTCAGATTTATTATATAGTTGGATTGCTTCCTCCACACCTTCGTGGAAATAATTGTTAGCAGGATTCTTTTTACGTGGCATTATAACTTTGTTTACTATTATAACAATTTCATTTTCGTTTGTTATAAGACAAAGGTACGAAAAAAACCTGATAAAACCAAATTATTATGCCAGTAGACAAACCAAAAGCAGGAGAAACGCAAGAAGAATACTTAGCGTATTGCATACCAGCGGAAATTAAAGCCGGATATGAGCAAGAACAAGCATCAGCTATATGCTATGAAACCTATCGTAAAGAAACAGGAATGAGTGGAGTAAATCTAATAGCATCTAAATTGAGAGAGATTCAATATAAAGGAATCAAACTTGCTGAAGGTGATGGATTAGAAGATAGCTGTTGGGATGGATACGAAGCTATTGGTACTAAAGTATTGGATGGTAGGACTGTACCCAATTGTGTTCCTATAAAAAATTAAATTCCGTATATATATTATTGGTGGGCACCCTATATCTAAATTGCCATTTATATATTTCTATTATTTTAAGTTAATAGCCCACCATAGAGCCTGTTTTCATTTAGCAGGCTCTTTTTTTGCGCATAAGAAAGGGGAGACTATGAAGAACTCCCCTTTGTGTGTAGGAATAAAAAGTGGCGCTTAAAGACCTACACAATATTTTTATTTACATAATCATTAATATCAAACTTCTTTACATCTTTGTTTGATTCTATTACAATCTCTAAATCTTTAATCCAATAAGGTAATTCACTTTGTAATTCCTTTAGCTTCTCTACTAGCTCTGGTAGAGTCTCTACTGTATCTTTGATAATAAGTGCTTTAATATTATCTAGCATCACTGCCTCTCTTAATAAGTTTTTGTTTACTAACATACTTTTTTGTTTATAATTTTATAAAATCTAATCTTACCTTCCTTTTGTAATCTATCCATCTCCGGCTTTACATAAACCACACTACCAACATACATAGCATCTGCATCTGACCATGCCCATATATCATCAATGGTAATTGGTTTAGTACCTTTATCAGTTTCAATAAGGAATTGTACTTTGTACTTTGTACCAGTTTCTTTCCTCATTATAAACTTTTCTTCTTCTACTCTATCCTGCATTTCTTTGGGTAGAGAATTGAGAAGCGCCATTAAGCGCCTCTCAACTGATAATAATCTTTCTTCCATAACTTATTATAAATTATCTATTTCAATTTGTAATTGAGCAATCTCACTTTGTAGTTCATTGTATGAATTAAGTTTAGCCTGAAAATCTTTACCATAGTGTTTATCTATGCTATCCATTTTATCGGATAACATATCCCCTAATAAAATTTGTGTTGCATTTGCTTTCTTAATGTTCTCAAACTTTTCAGTTATGAATTTACACATTTCTTCTACAAAAAGTTTGTAGTAATTACTTTGTTGGAAACCTTCGGTAATCTTATCTCTAATATCCCAATTAGTTTCTAATGCATCATCTGAACAATATAAATCCCACAATTCAGAAACTAATCTAATTGATTTGTTTATATCACCACTATTACCATTGTAAACCATATCAAGTGCATCAACTAGCTTTTGATACTCCTCAATGCCTGTATCAGAAAGTGTATTTGATAGGTACTGATTGAATGCGTTCATTAAACGATTGTAGATGAACTTTGCTAAGTAAGGTTTCTTACATTCAACCATATTGTAAAACTCTTTATAACCAACGATGTAATATGTTTCTACCTCACCATTTTCTCTAAAATCACTTCTATCATAGAAGTACTCAAATACTTGAGCAGGTACACCTTCAAACTCTGCTTGTTTTATGTTCTTCTTAATCATATCCTCAATCATGCGATATAGGGGATAGTTTGAATAAGAAGAAGTGTATTCGTTCAAATTAAATGTTGCTTTTTTGATAGTGAAAGCAGAAACACTCTTTGTTAAATTTGCCATTGTTTTATTTGTTTAATACGTTTTTAATAAAAGTTTCATCGTTGTACTGTCCTCTACAAATGTTATCTAAAAGGGTTTGTATTGTATCAACTTTACCCTGATACAACCACATATAATTGTGTGCCTCTTTACGAATGTACGCTGATGTTCTTTTGTTTTGTGAGGTGGTATAACATTCCTCTACTCTTTCTTTGTACTTCTCTAACATTTGAGTTAGGTGTACAGTAATGTTTGTTACTGTCTTTTGTGAATTTGCCATTTTTATTTGTTTGGTTACCTATACACCATAAGGTTTTAGTTAAAATTGATTAGATTGAGAACCATTCCCAACCCCTATAAGACAAAGGTACGAAGAATATTCCACATTTCCAAATATTTTTTGATATATTTATAACTAATTATGTAACTAATTGATTTCCAATGAGTTATGCTTAACCCGTTGATTATCAATGAGTTATGTGAAAATACCCTATTTTTTACCATTTTTATCATTACAGGGACAAAATTACGAAAATTCTGTTACAATTCCTAATGCTTTTGAAGGAATTATCCACAAGTTATCCACATTTTAGCTAACGTGTTGATTATCAATAACTTACAGTTTAGCAAAAAATATCATATTTTCACTTACCGCTTATCAAGTTATATTACCGCTCATCACATAACGTGATAAACTTTAATATTTTTTTATCGTTTCCTAAAAAGTTCTATACTTATATATACAACAACTTAAAATAGTGAGTATGGCAATACACAATACATCAAAGATAAACAGAGACCCGAAGAAGGGTAAATCTGATTATACACCTATTTCAAATAGTATCCTACAAAGCTCTACGCTAACGCCTAATGAGAAAAGTATTTTAGTTCATCTATTATCATTACCAAAAACATTTGCTATCCTTAAAACGAATATATGGAAGAAAATGAATATTGGTAGAGATGCATTTAATAAAGCTTGGAAAGGATTAGAAAAAGCTGGGTATATAAAATCCAATAGAATTATGGAGAATGGATTACTAAAAGGATGGCATCATATAGTAAATGAAACACCGATATACGGACATTCCGACTTACTGAAAATCAGTGAATCTGAAAATCAGATAGTAGGGAAATCAGTAAGTATAGAAAAGAAGGAGTGTATAAAAGAAGTAGTTAATAAAAGAAGTAGGTTAGAAAAGAATACTACTGTACCTGGGATACTGTTTCCTGGTAATGCTGAAAGTCTTTCTAATAAATCTTATCAGGAATTATATGAAATGGGAATAGAGATAGACCCTACTGAATATCTTAAATTAAAATAAAAAAGTTATGTACAAAGTAAATTACACACAGCAAAGTTTTGAAGAAGTCTTACAACAGGCATACGATTCATTGGAAGCAGATGATATTAAAAACCTATTAATGGAGGCTAGAGAGTATTATACTAAATTAGATACAGGTAATCAATTCATAGCTGGTATTTGTAAAAGTGTTATAAAACAAAGAAGTATTTCATTTAAGCAATGGAAAGCAATCTCAGCTTATGTGAATACAATTAAAAATAAAGAAAAAAACAAAAACAATAAAACATTCTAAAATGAAAACACAAGCAGATTTAGCAAATGAAATCCAAAAGGATATGGAAGAAATGGGATACCTTGCAATCCCAGACTTTAGTAAGGTTGGTGACCTTATTGATACAACGGAATATGATTTAGAAAAGAAGAAAGCATATTACCAAAACCTCAGCAAGTTAGCACTATCACAGGCATTTGATGAGATGATGGATGAGTTTACAAAAAATAAAATTAAATAACAATGGCAATTAAAAAGATAGAGGGATTCAATGATTACTTCATTTCAGATAGTGGAGTAGTATATTCAAACAAATTAAGTAACAAAGCATTTATGGCAGGTGGTATGTATCCAATAGCACCAAAGGAACACAATAGAGGATATTGGGAAGTGGGCTTGTTTGCTCCACCAAATGCTAAAGGTGACAGAATCCGTAAATGGTTCAGAGTACATCAGTTAGTAGCTAATGCTTTCATTAAGAAACCTAAACCAACTTATGATGTTTATGGTAATCTAATTGAATTAGTACCTAACCATATCAATGGGGACAAAAAAGATAATAGAGTAGATAACTTAGAATGGTTGACCCGTTCAGCAAATGCTACACATGCGTATGTAGTGTTAGGAAGGGAAAACGTTACACGCCCTATTTATTATGACGGTGTACTATATAAATCAATCAAAGAATGTGCTATGGTAAATGGTTTTAAGCACAACTCATTATGTTCTACACTATCACATCGTAAGCCGTTATACAAAAAGAAACCAATCAGTTACGCTACGGATGCATTAGTAAACAATAACATAAAATCGTAACTATGAAATGGATTAAATTAGGAACTTGGTTAGAATTTCTAATAGATTTTTTAACAATGGGACAAGGAGAAAGAATTGCAATATGGATTGCAAGAAAGGTATTCGGACGCAATGAATGTGGATGTTGCCAAAGAAAAGAATGGTTAAATAGATTAACCAACCCAGAATACGATGGGGAATGTAACGGAGTAAACTTATACTAATATGGAAAACAAAATAACACACATAGACTGGAACTTATTTCCAGAGAAGTACAACGATATAATAGTACACTTTGATGATAACCATAGAGAGGTTTGTAGAATGAGACCGATGGAGATAGGAGAAATGGATTCACTATCAAGCGGAGCAGTTAGGGATTATCTAATCTACGTTTATATGTACACAGGCGAAGTAGAGAGTTATGCAATAGCTGAGAAATCAACGGACATTGTAACAAACATTAAACAATACAAACAAAAATATGGAAAATAAATACGCACCCTTTGATGAGGCAGAGTTTAATTTAATGAAAGAAGAACTATCAACAATCAGAATGCATTTACCGGAACACTTAATGAGTAAGATGTGGAGTAGATGTACACAAATAAGAGGTAACAAAGAACCACAACCATGCAGTTGTAAATCATCAGGCGGCCTATGGGCAAGATGCATTGATGAGCTGAGAAAATTTGTAAGTGATAGAATCTAATGAGTATAGAAGAAATACAAAAAGAAAACAATAGAAGGCTGGACATCCTTTATAGAATGAAGAATGATTGGTTGATGTCAGCAGCATACAATATTACAAAGAATAGAGAACTCGCAAAAGAATTAGTTGCAGAACTCTATTCTTATATTGCCGAAAGAGGTAATCCAAATATATGGTATGGTGTAGATGATTTCAATATGATGTACCTTCATTCATTCCTTAGAACCCGTCACATCAATATGGTAAAGAGTAATGGTAAGATACAATCGTTGCCGGACTATTATGATGAAGTGGACGAGAGTTATGATGAGGAGCTAGATAACAAAGTACAAAAGTGCTATGATGATATAGTAGATGAGATACAACAACTGCAGAAAACAAAGATGTGGAGTTCAGCCCGTTTAGCTGAATTATATTTCTTTGGGGATGGCAAGATGACATTGGATAAGCTGAGTAAAGATATAGGGATTTCTAAAAGCACTTCATTCTTAAATGTCAAAAAGATTAAACAACATATAAGATTGACAAAGGTTAATCCCTTCAAACCATCATAGAAACGATTTTAAGGTGGTCTCCTTCAACGATAACTACGGAGTTGGATATAGTTGTTATATCTATATATATTGTTAAATACAACGAATTACAATGGCATTTGAAAAGAACGATAAGCGAATCAATAGAGCAGGTAGACCGGCTGGTGCATTGAACCGAAGTACGGAGATGATGAAACTATCATTAGCTCGTGCTACAAATAAAGTAATGGATAACCTACCATCACTAATGGAGGAGATGATGAAGAAAGACCCGAAGGGAGCAGTAGACATCACACTTAAAATGTTAGAGTTCCATTTACCTAAACAAAGTAGAATGGAATTGAAAGCAGAAGTAGAACAAAGAATACAGCAAATATCCGTAAACATTAATCAAAAGGCAGTAGATGCATCTGGAAGTCAACACAACGATTAGTTATAAGCACATAGAGGATTGCCCTACTAGAGTTTGCCATTTGGTTGGAGGTAGCCGTAGTGGTAAAACATACGCTGCACTTCAATGGCTTATCGTACAAGCGCTTCAAAAGAAAGAGCTGATAACAATAGTAAGGAAAACAATACCATCGCTTAAAAGGACTGTAATGAAGGATTTCAAAGACCTGATGCAGACGATGGGTATATGGAATGAGAATGAGTTTAACATATCGGATAGAACATATACATTCTATAATGATTCACAAATACAATTCATCAGTACGGATAATGCAGAAAAGCTAAGAGGTGTTAAATCAAACATACTATGGATTGAAGAAGCATCAGAAGTAGATTCAGAATCATACCTACAATTACAAATCCGTACAACAGGCAAAATCATTCTAAGTTATAACCCTACAGTATCTCCATGGCATTGGTTAAGAGAGATGCAGGATTGTACACGCTACTTCACATCATACAAAGATAATCCTTATTTGGAAAAGAGTGTGATTAGAGCATTGGAAGACCTGAAGAATACAAACATTAAAGCATATCAGGTTTATACAAAGGGTGAGTACACAACAAACGATAAAGCAATATTTGAATTTGAATTAGTAGAGTGGTTGCCGGATGAAGCAGAGTTTGTGGCATGGGGATTGGACTTTGGATATGCTAATGACCCGAACGCATTGGTGAGTGTATGGAAGCTAAATGGTAATGAGCTATACATCTTAGAACACTGCTATGAGAAGGGAATGGTGACAAACGAAATAACCGATATGTTGAAGAAAGCAGTGAGTGGTAATGAGGAGATATGGGCGGATAGCAGTGAACCTCGTTTGATAGAAGAAATTCGTAGAGCTGGATTTAATATAAAGCCGGTGACTAAAGGTAAGGATAGTATTAACTTTGGTATTGGTGTATTGCAGAATTATAAGATAAAGATACCTAAGAGTTGTCAGAACCTAATCAATGAGTTCTATTCGTATGAGTGGGAGACAGATAGGTTTGGTAAGATATTAGATAGACCGGTG